ACCATCGCGACGTTGTGGATCGAGCTCACAGGCTCGGCGACCCGGGGCCGAGTTCTGATCCGGGACGCGGGCCGTCGGCCGAGACTCACCGGGACGCCCTGTAGCGCGGTGGGAGCGGCCCGACGCTCGATCGCACGGGCGGTGTGAGCGGGCATGGCTCTGGGCTGCTGGGTCATGTTGAAATCGGTACACTCCCACTTGACCGCGGAGGCCGACCATAGTCCTGCCAGCTGGCACCGGGATATGGGTCCATGGTACTAGCGCGTTTGGCGGTAGTACGGCACAGATTCCGTGTTTCGTGCGGCGTGGCCCGCCGGCCCAGATCATGCCTCGCAGCGACGACCCCCGATTTGATGGACACGATGGGTTCATCGTGTGGGCGTCAGGCGCGCCGCCTCGTCAGGGCTTCGAGAACGGCCGCCCCGAACAGCGCTAGCAGGCCGATGACGACGACCAGGAGGTTCCCGGCCACGAACAGGCCGAGGACCGCCCTGGGAATCCCTGGGAGGCCGCGAATGCCCGCCTTCGTCATCGCCCGCCTGACGAGATCGCGATACCTGGCTCCGTGAGAGAAGGGCCGCCCGGGTCAGGGATGAGCAGATCCGGGACCCGTCGCGACCCCTCCCCCCATCCCGACCCCGCTTGGCGCGCTCGTTGCATGCGCCGCAGGCTGCGATCCAGCCAGCCGACGGGTGGCCATCGACGACGTGGGCTGCTACCCAGTCGCCGTCGGGTCGGAGGATCCGGCCGCAGCCGTAGCCGCAAAGGGCCGGGAGCGTCGCCCGCAGGGCGGCCCGCGCTCGCTGGTGCCCGATGCCGTAGCCACGCTGCGATGTCGTGCGGCGATGCAGGGCACAGCGTCCCCTCTCTTCCGCCCGGTTCGGGCAGCCCGGTTCGAGACAAGCCGGCAGCGGAGCCGTGGGCATCAGACGCCCTGCCTCATTCGCCTTCTGGGTGCGGGGCGATCTTGGGGCGAGGCGCGAGGGGCCAGACGGTCATCGGGCCATCCATTCGGCGAGCGGATCGGCCGCAACGGACTCGCGCACCGTCAGTCCCTCGCGGGCGGCCGGAAGGAAGCCGAGTTCCCGCGCGAAGGCACGCATGAGGATCGCGTTGTCGCGGGCGATCTGGTGGAGCGGGTTCTTCACCAGCTCACCGGTCCGGGCGCCGCGCACGAGCGGGCCCGAGGCTTCGAGGGTCCGGGCCGCCTGGACGTAGCGGACGACGGCCTCGCAGTAGGCGCGGAACGAGTCGGCGTCGACGGCGGTGAGGATGCCCTTGGCGCCGAAGTCGCGCATGATCCGCCGCCAGACCGTCTTCGCTTCTGCGCTCATGTCGAGGGGCATCGTGGGGCGGTTCGACCGCGGCTTCGGGGCGGCGCGGTTCAGAAGCGAGGGTCGCCGCTCGCCGTGAAGGACCTTGAGGGCGGTCGGCATTTTTGGGGGGGGGCCGCGCCTACCCATCGATCCGGTCGGCCGCCCGGCCGGTGAAGGCCTGCCAGCGCTCGATGATCACCTGAGCGTAGCGGGGGTCGATCTCGATCGCGTAGCAGCGCCGGCCGAGCCGTTCGGCCGCGATGAGCGTGGTGCCTGAGCCCGCGAACGGGTCATAGACGTCGCCCGCGTGATTGCGGATCGGGATCTCGGCGAGGACGACCGGCTTCTGCGCCGGGTGGTCGTACTTCTCCTCGGTGCTCCCGGACATGATCATCTTCGGGCTGGGTGCCCGCCAGATCGTAGATTGGTCCCGTGTGCCGACATAGAGGTTCGGGACGCCCGCCTTGCGGACGACCCAGCAAGGCTCGTGGGCCCAGTGATACCAGGACCGGCCCATCGCGAAGAGGCCCTTGTCCCAGATCACCTGGGCGACGATCTCGAAGCCGATCCGGACGAGCCCCGCGGCGACGGCGCTCGCGTGAACGCCCGCGTGCCAGATGTACCCGACCTGAAGGCTCGGGACGAGGGCGAAGGCGTCGGACCAGTCGACCCGCGTGTCGCCCGACAGCGTCGTGTTGCGGTGGCCCGCTGTTCGCCCGTGGCGCTTCGTGGGCGTCGCGGTGCCCTCGTCCGCGCCGGGCTGGCTATCGACGCGCATGTACGGCCGCTCGGCCGGCCCCAGGGCGTTGTACACGCCATCGCGCCAGGTTGGGTCGAGGCTGACCCCGTAGGGCGGGTCCGTCGAAAGGAGCGTGGGCGCCGCCCCGTCGAGCAGGCGCGCCACGTCGGCGGGGCTCGTGGCGTCGCCGCACAGGAGGCGATGCTCGCCGAGCCGCCACAGCTCGCGTGGCTTCACGTAGGGCTCCTCGGGTGGCTCCGGTACGTCGTCGGGGTCGGTGAGGCCCCGCTTCGGCCCGGCCATGTCGGCGAGCAGCCGGCGCAGGCCGGCGTCGTCCACGGTCACCTCGGCCAGGAGCGCTTCGAGCTTCTCGCCGTCGCGCTCGGCCATCGCCCCAATCGGGTCGAGCGTCGCGAGGACGAGCGCCTCCTCCTCGGGCTCGAGGTCGACGTAGAGGACCGGCACGGAGGGCTCGTTCCGGCTGAGCGCCTCCTCGATGCGGGCGTGGCCGTCCACGACGTGGCCGGTCCGCTGGTTCACCAGCACCTGCTGGACCCAGCCCACGGTGCCCAGCGAGCCGCGGAGGGCGTTGCGCTGGGCGGCCGGGTGGGTCCGCCAGTTGGCCGGGTTGGCCACGAGCTGGTCGGGCGCCTCCTCGCCGGAGCCGGTGATCCGGTTGCGCCAGGCCGTGGTCGGAGCCGCGGCGACGGGCGTCTTCGCCGTCATCGGGCGACTCCCGATCTTCGGCCTTGCATCAGGGTGCCACCGGAGTGATGGATGGGCTGCCGAACGCCAGATCGGCGTTGGCAAGCGAAAGGACGACGGACATGGCGGACATGCGGAAGTGCATCGGATCGGCGAAGTTCGGGATCGAGGCGCACGAGGCGCCGGCCGACGAGTTCCCGGCCCAACCGAGCCAGAAGGACGGCCTCGGCCGGATGTGCAAGCCCCATTGGAACCAGTACACGAGCGCCCTGCGCAAGGCGGCGCTGGCCCGCAAGGCCGCCGAGGGTGGGGTGGCCACCGGGGTGGCGCCGACCGAGTCGGAACCGGCGGCGGTCGCCGCCCCCAAGACGGTCGGCGGCCGGGGGGCCAAGGAGACTCGGGCGGCGAAGCCTGAGCCGATCCGGACCCGGGTACCGCGCGGGCGCAAGCAGGCCACACCAGAGGCTGGTTCGCAGGGCGACGCCGGATAGCCCGACCGCAGCCAGCCGACCCTCGGGCCCTGGGCGCGAACCCGGGGCCCTTCTGCGTGGGGTGGCGTCAGTGGCCATCCGCTCACTCATCGCGGCACGTGGGCCAACCTGGCGCCCGTGGGCGAACGTGGGCGGATGAAACGCGACCGCTCAGACATCGCCGGGCACCTGCCGCAGGACGGTGAACCGAGGTGGCAACCCGATCTCGTCCTCGATCTTGGAACTGAAGGGGCTGATCTCCATGTGCAACCCGGCTCGGGCCGAGGGCGTCAGACCGAGCTCACGGGCGAACAGGCGGATCTGGTCGGCCCAGCCCCGGGTCACCCGGTCGAGCGGGTTCGCGATCAGGTCGCCTGCGCGCGCGCCGCGGATGAGGGGCGCCGACCGAGCCAGGAGCGAGGCTGCCTGGCGGTACCGCACGACCGCCTCGCAGTAGCAGGCCAGGGCGTCGGCATCGACCGCGGTGATCACGCCCGCGGGCATCTCCCGGACCGTCCGTCGCCAGATGAGCTTGGCGGCAGGATCGAGGTCGGCCGGGGGCCGGGGCGCGGTCCGCCGCGGCAGCGGCTCCCGGTCATTGAGCCGGGAGGGGCGCGTTTCACCACGCAGTCGTCTAAGCGTGCTGGGCATCGGAACGGGACCGCGCCTACCCATCAGCTAGCTCCGCTCACCGACCGGGCGGAGTGACATAAATGGCAAAACCCGTCCGCGCGCACAAGAAGGGAAGGCGCGGTCTTCCAGGCGTGCAGAACCTGCGTGTGGGTCCCCCCGGTCGGGCTCTGACGCTCCCTTCGTCGAGTTGCATGACCGACAGAGCACGGCCAAGTTGCCGATGTCGAGCGGCGCGCCACCGGCTGCGAGCGGCACGATGTGATCGGCGGTCAGGTCGATGGCCGGGTGGGGATCGCGCTGGTAACCCGGACAGTGGTTCCCGTACTGGCCGCGATGCCGGGCGATCACCCGCGCGCTCAGGCGCTGCCATGCCCGGGTGTCGTACGAGGCGTTATGGCGGCTGCGGTTCGACTGTCGTGCGTGCTTGGTGCAGCGACTCCCCGGTCGGCTTGTGACGACACCGCAGACGGTGCAGAGCTTCATGGATCGCGCCGAGGGTCGGCGCCGATGGGCACGGGCGTCCTGGCAGCGCGTCTGACGCTGGCGACGCTCGATTGCAGGCTCTTGGTCATCGCGACGAGCGTGAGCGAGGCCGATGCTGCGGTCTATTCGCCTGCGGTGCTACGCCTGCGGGACCAATCTTGGGCAAGCGGGGAGCGCTGAACCGCCCTGGTGACTACGGTTCGTCAAACCACCGAGGGGTCGTGTCTTTCGGGTTGCCGTTGTAGTTGACGCGAAGTTCTTCACCCGCCTGGATATCCACCAGGGCCACGAACTCGATCACACCCTCGCCAGGGATGGTCCAGTAGATGCAATTCGGGCTGGACGAGTGGTTGTACAAGCTGCCATAGCCAAGGGCAAGGGCCACGCCATCTCCTGCCCATTGGAAGGAGTATCTGGCCAGAAGCGTGTCCTTGATCGCCGGGACGTCTCTGGCAGGCATTGCGATCACGGGCGAACGCTCGACGATCTGACCCGCGGAAAAGTCTCGTGTAGCGAAAACCCCGCGGCCCGCGCTGAGCGCGCTGCGTATCTCCAGACCGTCCAACGATGTGAGGCCTACGGCCGTCGAACGTGGTATCGATCAGCTAGACGCGATCTTGTTTCTTGACATCGTAACCCCCCGAAGGTTCCTTCGAGGAGGCCGCGTCCGGCCCAGTTCCGGGATCGCTCTTGGCATTTTCCAACTTCAGGAACGAGTCGACGCTCTTGGCATTTTCCAACTTCAGGAACGGGTCGAAGCTCTTGGCATTTTCCACCTTCAGGAACGAGTCGACGCTCTTGGCATTTTCCACCTTCAGGAACGAGTCGACGCTCTTGGCGTCTTCAGCCTGCGGGTTATCGTTCCGGACCTTCTCGAAGTTCCTTGAGGCCGCGTCCGGTCCCGCTCCAGGATCGTCCGACGGAGATCCAACCCCTGCGGCGCTACCAGGCGGGGGGCGAAAAAACTTGAACGCGCCGCGCTGACCGGCATCATCTGTGGCCGTTGACTGCTTCATGTCGAAATCCGGGTCGCCTATGGAGGCGACGGGGTTCTGCATCTTCATGTACGCGCTGCGCTGACCGGCTTCACCTATGGCCGTTGACTGCATCGCTCCGGGATCAGGAGCGTTGAACTTTTCGCCCATTTCTGTTCGCGACCTCCGTAGCTCGGTACCGGCCCTTGGCTGATCGCTTGGGGGTTCGCACCATAGTACGCTGGGGTTAATGCCGAGTGCGATCCGCCTCACTCGTTTCCTTGATCGGCCAACCGCGATGCAGGATGCGTCACACCCGAGCCGCGAAACCATGGGTGCGGCGCTCCGCGTCAGCGATGCCTTCGCACAGAGGTTGGACAGGGAGCGGACGAGGTCCGGCCGGCGTCCGGGTGACCTGATCGGACTCGAGCACGAGTACCAAGTCATCCAGGACGGCGCGCAACTGGACTTCCAGGAGCTGATCCACGGCTTCCGACTCGGTGCTCGCTTTCTTGATCCGTCGGATCCGAACGCCTATCACCTGCCATCCGGCGCGATGCTTACGTGCGACTACCGCGAAGCTGAGATCGCGACACCGCCGGTGCGACGCGGCCCCGGCTTTACGCGGGAAATCGAAGGCCGGGCTCTGTCGGAACGAGGAGCCCTCGAGCTCCTCCTCGCCCCTGATACCGAGCTGATCGGCTACTCGACCCACGTCAGCGTATCGATGGCGGACGCGCTCACAGAGCCGGCAGCCCTCCTCTATACGCGCACCTTCGCGCCGGCGCTCATGTTGCTGCTCAATGGGACCACCTCGCCGGGTTTGTTGGTGCGACCACGACCCGGGCGGCTGGAGCTGTGTGGCGAATTCATCGATGGCGAACGGCTCCGTGCCGTGCTGACGTTCGCCCTCGGGAGTGCGCTTGCCTGCGCGGCCGCGGTCGATGGACTGGTCAACACCGAGGTCCCGCCCGAGGTCCGCCTGAAGGTCGATCCGGCGTACGAGCGGTACGGCTGGTATGTCGATCGACGGGCCGCCGGCGCCGACCTGCATGTCCTCGGCCGGCGCACTCAGCTGCCGCTGGCCGGGGGCGGGGTCATCGACGCGCAGCTCCACCTTGAGCGAGCCTGGCGAGCGGCACGGCGCGCCCTGGGCCGCGCCATCGATCTTGATGACGCGGACCCTGTCGACCGGATGGTGTCCGGCGTCGTGCCCCTGCCGAGCGAAGGCCCCGCCGGGGCTGAGGCGGAGCGGCCACAGCCGTCGCTCGCAGCCGGATCGTTCGGCGATCTGCTGCGCCCTCGTCGACGTCCGCGCTTTGAGCTGGCTCCGGTGATGGTGACCTGGACCGCCTCCGTCTTCCTGCTTGTCGACCTGGGGCGCACCCGGCGCGCGTTCGCGTGCGTGCCACGGGAGTACCTCGAGGCGTTCCTGCACCTGCTGGATACAGGGAGTCTCGACGCGTTGCTGTGGCCCTTCCTGACGAGTGAACCGGACGAGCGTGCGCTCCATGAATGGTCGCAGACGCTTGAGCCCGGCCTGTACGACGAACTTGGACCTCGGCGCGGGCTCCTGATGCCGGAGCGTGAGGCCGGCGCGAACTCCCCGCCAGCGACGGTCCTGCCCCGCACACCGCGACGGTTGGCATGGTGGCCTCTACACTCGGCCAGACGATGACCGACCCGATCGAACCAACTGCCTCCCCGGCGTCGATCGAATCAATTGCTGCCGATCTGATCGCCGCCGACAGCGCCGGCGACACGACACTGCGGCGAACCGGCAAGCGCAAGGGCGGCGGGCCAGTCGTGCCCGGGCCGGTGGTGCCCGGGACGGAAGGCACCCCTGGCCTCGGGCCTTTCGGCTTCCCGTGGTCGCGCTGGATCATGGTCCCCATCGTCCTGATCGTGGTGCTGGTCTCGTCGCTGCTGGTGCTGGGAGGCACTGGTACAGCGCCCCAGTCGCCCGCTCCCGCCGCCCAGTCGGCCGAGCCGCCGCCCAGCGCGCTGCCCACGCCCAGCGCACTGCCCTCGACCACTCCCACACCGACGCCCGCGCCCAGCGGGCTGCCCACGCCCACGCCCACGCCGACGCTGAGCCCCGCCCCGGCCCCGAGGCCCACGCCAAACCCGACGCCAAGGCTTACGCCCGCCCCGACGCAAACGCCAAGGGCCACGCCCACCGTGACGCCGCCGCCCACGCAAACCCCGCCGCCGACCCCGGCGCCGACGGCAAGCATCAGCGGGTCGTACGTGTACAACTCGGGAGCGGTCTCGACAGTGTGCGTGACCACGAAGACCACGCCGGTCGTCGTGGGAGCGCCCGTGTCGACGTACATCGCAACAATCGACGGCGCTGTACAGGGACCGACTTCCATCACCGGCACAACCGACGCGAGCGGCTCCATGGTGGCCACATTCACGATCACGCGGGTTGGCTCGTACACCGTGACGTCAACCGTGACCTTCGCCGACGGCACGACGACCAAGGTCACGTCGACGGTGAATGTCACCGCAGCGGCCGGGACGGGCTGCTGACCCGAACTGACGAGGGGTCCGAGGCGGCCGTCAAGCTTTTCAGATGGACCCGAGCGCTGCTGATCCGGCTCGGTACCTGACGTGGCCTGACAATCCGGTTGGCCAGTGTGGCCCTGCTGGGCAATTCCCAGTCAGCGCTCGTCCCTATCTTGTGTTTGCCATCCTTCCTCGCGGCTGGTCGTCGTGGGGCTCATGGCCCCACGTCTGGCCCGACTCTTGAGTGCGCGCGACCAATTCGAACCGGTCAGGACGGCATCCGTCTACTGGGGCTCCAAACTCGGGACGACGAGCCAGCCGCTAGCCCGTCCGGCGTAAATCAGCTGCTCGGTGGTCAGGCCCGACCGCGCACGCAGGTCGGCGAGGTGGCGCTTGACGGTGCTCGGTCGGATGCCCACGAGCTCGGCCGCGTCCCGGATCGACCCACCGGCGGCGACGAAGGCAGCGAGGACGTCCATCTGGCGCTGCGTCGCGGGTCGCGAGAGTGCGCCGCGAAGGTACCCGGCCCTCATGCCAATCGCTCTGCGGCGGCGATCCACTCATCGCGGCCCTCGATCGGAACCCGGTAGGTTGCTAACGCGCGTCCGGCTCCCTCCGGGCGCGCCACCCTGTTTTATCTGCGTGGGAATCTGACGCGACAGCGGAGCTGGCACGCGGGGCGGCAACGATGAGCGCATGGTCGTTGCCCGACAGACCCGTGAACCGGTTCGGCCGGCCTGCCCGCACCATCCGGGCAGCCGTGTTCGACTGGACGGCTACGTCCACAGCGCCTGGAGCCCGGCCCACCGCCGACCCCGCTATCGCTGTGTGACCGAGCCCG